GAACTTTTTTACGGTATCGACCTGTCAGCGGACCGACGTATGGCAAGCGTGGCCGTCTGCGGGATGCGTGCCGATGGCAACTATCATATCGAGGTCATCGCCCGAAGAGTCGGCACGCAGTGGGTTGAGGATTGGTTCAGGGCCCGCGCCTATAAGCACGAGATGAACCTGGCGTTCCAGTCCCGCGGCGCCCCGGTCTCAGGACTTGCAGAACAGATCTGCACGATCAAGGGTATAAACCGAATAGCGATAGAAGGAAGCGAGCTCACTGCAGGGTGGGGTCGCTTTTATGATGCGATCATCGCGAACGGAGACGAGAGCCGCGGAGGAATCCGCGTCTATCATCTGCAGCAGCCTGTCCTTGATCTTCCGGCGAGGACGATGCAGCTGCGGAACATCGGCGGCGGGATAGAGCTCCCGGACCGCGGAAAAAGCCCGGACGACATCGCGCCGCTGTTCGCGTGTTTCTGCGCTTTCGCGGCAGCAACCAAAATACAGAAAGAAGAGAAAAAGATCTACGCCTCAGCATACGCGCAGGGGGCGCAGGTCTGTTTTGTTTGATAGGAGGCGGAAATGCCGAATCTATTAGCAAGATGGCGGGCAGCATTCCGCCCGCAAGTGTATATCTACGGACTGGGGTCTGATGCTCCGACGCATGTGCTCAACTATACAGCGTCGAAGCTGTACCAGTCCCAGGACAACCTTAAAGCTGTAGTCGATTTCCTGGCCGCGAGCATCGCGCAGCTCCCTCTCAACGTGTACAAGCGGAACGATGAGACGGACAGGGAGCGAGACAGAACGAGCCCTGCCGCACGGCTGCTGTGGCGTCCCAACAGCTCCATGACGGAATTCGAATTCATCCGGGCGATCATGACGGAGTACTTCGTTTTTGGCACGGTCTATGTGCTGGTGCTCCCGGACGCGGACAGCCGCAGCGGATGGCAGATGTGGCCGGTTCCCAGCGAATGGGTGATTGAGACCGAAAGCAGGAACGCCTACACGGCTGAGTCGATCACGGTTGTGGCTAAGAACAGCGGGCAGCCTGTAAAGATCCCCGCGACCGACTTCGTGCAGTTCAAGACCTACAGCCCAGGTAATCCCGGCGGCTATGTTTCGCCGATCAGCGCCTTGAGACAGACTCTCGAGGAACAGATACAGGCGGGCAAATTCAGGCGCCAGCTGTGGAGCTCATCTGGAAGGCTGAACGCGCAAATCCTCCGGCCGGCTAATGTCCAGCCGTGGGATGATGAACAGCGTAAACGATTCGTCGAGGCCTTTCGGGAGTCGTGGGGCGCCGGTGGGTCCAAGGCAGGAAGCATCCCGCTTCTCGAGGACGGCATGGAGATCAAGCCCTTCTCTACGAGCTTTAAAGAGTCTCAGTGGATGGAGTCGGTAAAGCTATCGAGAGAGGCCTGCGCGGCCGCTTACGGCGTCAATCCGTCGCTCATATGGCACACTGACACGCAGACCTATGCGAGCTCTAAGGATAACGCGAGAGCGCTCTATGCCGAGTGCCTCGGACCTGTCCTTCAGATGCTCCAGCAGAGGATCAATGCTTTTCTCTTGCCGATGGTCGGCGCGGATCCGGACGAGACATACGTCGAATTTGATCTCACAGAGAAGCTGAAAGGATCCTTTGAGGAGCGCGCTTCTATTCTTCAGGCTGCAGTCGGCGGTCCCTGGATGACCAGAAACGAGGCGAGGGCAGACAACAACCTGCCGCCGGTCGAGGACGGAGACAAGCTGATCGTGCCGCTCAATGTGGTCGAAGGCGGGCAGGCATCGCCGCAGGACACGCACATGGACGCGCAGGAGCCGATGGCGATAGAAGAGCCGCAGAAGATGCGTAAGAAGTCCGAGGCCGAGAAGCTCCGCATCAAAGCACGATCGACGCAGGAAGAGGACGAGAAGATGGCGGGAATCCTCCGGGCTTTCTGGAAACGCCAGGCGGCAGCGGTCCTGCCGAAGATTGGAGCGAAGAGTGCAAAGTGGTGGAACGAGGATCGCTGGAACACTGAGCTCGCAGACGACATTGAGCCCGCGATAAACTCTGTGGCGGATGCCCACGGGAAAGAGGTCGCGAAAGCGATCGGCTCTGAGTACAACACCGACCAGACCCGCAAATACCTGCGGACCCTCGCAGAAGGACGCGCCAAGGCGATCAACGATTCGACCTATAAGAGACTGCAGGCGGCCATAGATGACGACGAAGACGAGGAGAACACTCCCGCACATGTCTTCGAGGTCCGAGAGAGCAAAGACGCTGATGTCTTCGGACGCTCGCTCGCGATCGGCGTCGCCGGATGGGCGGCAACGCATGAGGCGCCGCAGCAGGCAGAGCAGCAGGGCATCCGGAAGACGGTCGAGAAGCGCTGGGTAACAGGCACGAACCCGAGGCCGGAGCACGCGCTGATGGACGGCGAGACCGTTCCGATCGACGCAGCCTTCTCCAACGGCTGCGAGTGGCCCGGAGATGAGAACGGTGATCCGGACACGACCTGCGGATGCAACTGCAGCACCGAGGTGATCATCACGGTCGTATAAGGAGGACGATATGTACAAATACAAAGAGTTTCCGCTGGTTAAATCCACGGAAGACGCCGGAAAGATCTCCGGCTATTTTTCTACCTACGACAGGATCCCGGACAGCTATGGAGATGTGATCGCGAAGGGGGCGTTTACGGAGACGATCCAGAAGCGCAAAGAGAGCGGTCACCCTTTCCCCCTGTGCTGGAATCACGATCTCAATCAGATCGTCGGATCCATTGATCCTGAAGACATCATAGATGACGACCACGGCCCGCACATGGATGCGAGCTTTTTTAATGGCCCGCTCGCGCAGGAGAAGCGAGAGATCGTCAAGAGCGGTGTGGTCTATCAGTTCAGTTTCGCCTACGAGATTCTGGATGCCGGTCCGGTCACACTGGAGGACGGCACCAAGGCGAACGAGCTAAGGAAGCTGGAGCTGTTTGAGGTCTCGATCGTCCCTGTCCCTGCCAATCCCAGGGCAGAGGTGACGGACATCAAGGCAGGCAGGCGGAACAGCAAAAAGGATGCTGACGCCATCAGAGAAGCCATCACGCTCCTCCAGGGAGTCCTGGGCGAGCTTGAGGAAGCAGAAGATCCGGAAGACGGAGAGGACAAAGCAAAGGCCAATGCGGCGGCAGAGGAGCCTGAGCAAAGCAATCCGAGGAAGGATAACCTTCTGTCATACATAAAAACAATGGAGGTATAAAGCTATGACTCTGAGAGAAGAGCTCAAAGCCAAACAGGACGCACTCGTCGCTCTTAAGGAGCGCATCGAGGCGAACGATGCCGAAGCCATCACCGAGGGTGAGAAGCTTCAGGCAGAAATCGAAACAAAGACAGCCGAGATCGAGCGGGCTGAGAAAAAATCCGCACTGCTTGGCATGATCGGCTCAACCAGTAAGGAGGACACTACGATGTCTGAAGTTAAGACTGCTCAGAACCTGGGCGAGAATTTTGTAAATCACGTAAAAGAGATGGGCCACGGCAAGAAGTTCGATCTGGCTGCTCCCACATTCGTAAAGGCTGCTACTGACACACAGACCAGCCCTGCTGCAGCTGTTGACTTTGCGACCACGTTCGATAAGAACGTCGTAACCGCTGCCCGCACTCCCTTGGTGATCAGAGACCTTTTCGGCGCTGAGACGATCTCCGGATCTACTCTGGTTTATCTCGTCGAGGGTGCGATCCAGGGCGCTCCTGCTGTGACTGCTGAAGGCGCTGAGAAGCCTCAGATTCATTTTGCAGACCCGACTCCCAAGACCGTAAGTCTTGCGAAGATCGCCTGCCATATCAAGGAATCTGATGAATATATTGACGACTATCCGTTCCTCGCGTCCGCGATCAACGGCAGACTGATCTATGAGCTGGGCCTTGTCGAACAGAACAAGCTCGTCACTGATCTGCTTGCTACTTCCGGCATCCAGACCGGCAGCATCACCGCAGCAGCTACATATCTCGAGGTAGCAGATGCGATCCTTCAGGCAGCTATGGACGTTCAGCAGCAGTCCGGCTTCGCGGCAGATGCGATCGCCCTGAACCCCGCTGACTGGTTCAAACTGAGAACCCTCAAGCTGACCACAAATGAGTACTTCGGCGGCGGCCCCTTCGGCGCTCAGAACGTTCCGAATCTGTGGGGCATCCCGGTATGTGTGACCACTGCGATCGCAGCGAACAAGTTCGTGGTCGGCGCATTCAAGACCTGCGGCTCTGTCGTATCCAAGGGTGGTATCTCCGTCGAGGCTACCAACAGCAACAAGGACGACTTCGAAAAGAACCTGATGACGATCCGCGCAGAAGAGCGTCTTGCTCTTGCGATCAGGCGTCCGGCGGGCTTCAAAGTCCTGACGAAGGCGACGGCTTAAGGTTAGCTGATCACAAGGGGGGGCACTTCGGTGCCTCCCTTTTTTACGAAAGGCGGTGATCCAATGCTTAAGAGATACATCGTAAACGGCCTGGAGTACCAGTACGAAGAGGGCACACAGCCCAAGGGTGCTGTGGAGGTCAAGCCGGAGAAGAAGGCGGCGGAACCGCTGAACAAGGCGGTAAAGCCTGCCAATAAAACAAAGGCGGTGAAGAAAAAATGAGTCTTGTAACCATTTGGGGCTACGAAGTCAAGGACATGGACGCCCTGCCCGAGATGCTGGAGACCATCGAGTACGACAGGTTCACCGCGGATAAGTACGCCGGCGACGCAAGGACCGCCGGCAACATCATGGCAGCGGAGGCAGCGATCCGCAATTACTGCGGGTGGCACATCTATCCGTCCCTGCCGTGCGTGCTCAGCACGACATTTTTTGACCGTCGGGTAACACTGGCGAGCGGGATCATCATGATCCAGCTCCCCGCGGCCTATGTGACATCGGTGGAGTCGGTAACGGTCGGCGGCGCACAGTACGACACCTTCGTACTGGACACCAATGGCCTGCTGCGGATCTTCGACGTGAGCCTGTCCGGCCTGAAGGCGTATAGCCCTATCGTCATCGAATATACAGCCGGGCTTCCGGAGGAGCTCATGGCGGGCATCAAGGAGCTGATCGCGCATCGCGTCACGCACGCCATGGCATCGACCGCAGGAGTGCAGTCAGAAACAGCCGGCGGTGTATCCGTGACGTATAACGCGACATGGACTAATAACTCCAGGGCGACAGCGCTGGCAGATGATAACAAAGAGGTACTGGCTCCGTACAAGGTGAGGGGGGTGTTTTAAATGCTTCCTTCATGGTGTACAGAAAAGATCACCCGGCTCCGTCCGGGGGTAACGACCTCGCGCGGGTCTGAAGTCTTTGACTGGTCTGATCCTGACGAGCTTGCGATCTCGGGCTGCAGCGTGCAGCCGGCATCGACGGGGCTGTCTCAGGACGGCAGGGTCCTCGGTATCAGCGAGGGCCTCACGGTATATCTTCCTCCGGGAGCCGATATACGCGCAGGAGACCGCGTCGTGATAGACGGCAGGACCTACGTGATCAACGGTGAGCCCAAGGCCTGGAAGAGCGCCACGGGGCGCGTCAGCCACGTACAGATCAATGTCGAAAGGTGGGCGGGCTGATGGGCGTACAGATCACGATACAATTCAAGCCGGAGGGCTTCGCGGAATGTCTGTCCGGTATGTCCGGCATGGTCGAGTCGGAGACCGAGAAGATCGCCGGAAGGGCGAACGGATACGTGACAAAGGGTTCCGGATTCCACGTCGAGATGAGCAACGAGCCGCGATTCAAGGACTCGATGTATGGCGTGACTCGTCCGATCGGGCGGGTAGTAGCAAATGACGCAGAGACCTCGGCCGAAGAGGCCGAGAACAAGATACTGAGTAAGGCGGTGACAGGATGACCATAAACAAATCAGTCGATATTGAGGATGAGGTCCGCACTGCCCTCGCACCGCGTCAGACGGCATACTGCAGGCCGCTCCCCGCAGACTATAGCCTCCCCAACATCCTCGTGACTCAGGTCGGCGGGACTGACGCCCAGACGATCGACACGTTCGAGGTCGTGCTGGACTCCCGCGCGAAGATCGAGGCGGAGGCGATCGACTATCTCAACACGGCAATAGCGATTCTCAAACAAGTAGCGCGGGAGCAGACCACTGCCCTGCGCTATGTTACTGTAAATTCTTCCGGCTCCTGGGGGAATGACCCCGTCAGGCCGGATCTGGCGATGTGCTCGGCGAGACTTTCCATCGTTGCACATCAGCAATCTATGGAGGTATAACTCATGGA